GCGCAAAATTCGTGTTTTGACTGCTGTGTATACGGCGGGGTTTTCGTTTGTTCGTATAAACTTTCGATTTTTGCCTCCTTCTTTTCTCTGCCAAGCCTAGCAAGCAGTAGAGATGTCTTCAATTGCTCCCACTGATAGTGTTTCGTCCTCTGGAAAGAGGTCCAAGCCAGGAAAGCGTGAGCGCCAGCAAGCGCGCTCGGCCGTCGGTTCTGCGGGTGGAAAACCTGCTTCCGCGTCCAAGGCAGCAGCCTTCGCTCAGGGTGGGTCTTCGGACCCCGTCCCTATGCCTGGAAAGTATCCTGTCGTGTTTTCGACAGGTGCTGGAGAGCCTACTCGTGATCAGGAATTCGCCCTTCCTGTCCATAAGGCTTTCCCTCTTTTCGGTTCCGTCTCTGACAAGTATCGTCGGAACCCGAGGTACGCGGAATTCCGTGCTCATTCGGAATTCACAGATGGCGTGTTCGGCACCCATCTCGCTGTCTCCTCTTTACTCCGTCTGGCTCAACAGCTAGTCCATGCGCATGTCAACATGGGTCTACCCCTAGGTGATTTCGCGCCTCTAGCTTCTTCGGACGTGAGGATCCCATCTGCTTTGGCATCTGTGGTCAACCAGTTTGGTGAGTTTTCCTCACCTAGTATCGGAACGCGATTTCTGCTTCGTGATTACGAGCATGCAGTCTCGCGTGTTGTGTTTCTCGCCGATCAACTCTGGACGAATGGAAATTCGCACCATATCTTTGCCCGGTCGTGGTTACCGATGAGCAACAATGATGGAAATTTTAAAACCATAGTGGCATCTCGGCTCCTAGAGTTTATCTCTGCAGGAGATTTGTCCATTCTCCCAACGGTATTAGAAGATGCCGTGCTCTCGGGAGAAGTCCCTGAGGCCTGGGAACAAGTAAAGGACCTCCTTGGTGACGCACCAGGTGTGGGGCAAGTCGATCGGCGTGATCGTTTCGACTTCCTCTTTAAATCCTATGCGGACGTGGGGCAGTTCACAACTGCCTTCACCACCCAAGCGGCAAGTGATGTGTTAACAGAACTTGGTCTTCCTTGGAATAGTCCCTCTGCCGGACACCTCAATTGGCAGTACTCGACGAAACAGCGATTCACATTTCTCGCTGACACCTGGGCTAAGCTGTCCGCAGCTTACTCCCAGTTCTTCGAGCTCTCTTCCGGGTTGGCTACCCGACAATCAGCGACTGGAAGTCACGCTCAGATGGTGGATCTCACCTCTGTAGAAGGCGTTACGGTGTTGAAAGCAGCTTTGGCTCTTTCGGCACCTGAATTCTCCCTCGCTGCGTGTTTCCCACCGAGTTGTATCTTTGTGGGTGGCATTACTAGGCGTGTAGTGGTAACTACTTCTCTTAGTGTGTCTCAACGCGCGACTGAATTCTGCCAGATGGATTGGCGTTAAGTTTGTCTCTTAGATCAGTTTTTGAATTTGTGCTTTGTCTTTTAACGTGTAAATCGGTTAAGTGTTAACTTCCGTGGCGTGGCCCCGTTTCGTTCTTGAGTGTATCTCATTTTACGAGTGGTGGAACTCCCGTGAATAACTGGGAATGTGAAACAGTAAATCTCT